TAAGCAATATGTAATCTGTTTTGCTCAGACCATACTACTTGATCAGAAGTCATAGGCATTTCAGCACCTACCATACGTAAGAATCCAGATAATGTTCTGTTTCCGTAACGCTCTACTTCTTGTTCATAAATTTCAGGTAGATATTGTTGTGCAAAATCGTTTCCTGATCCATCTGTAAAACTTAAATAGTTATCAGATAGTAATTGTTGTTTTTGACTCGGTTTAATTGAACCGAATGCGTTATTTAATCCTGGCATTTTTAAATGATTTTAAATGTTAAATTTTTATTTTTTTTATTTTTAATCTCGATGAACTTAAAGCACCTTCATTTAATACCTTTACTTTGATACCATCTTTAAAACCTGTTTGAGGCGATTGCCTTAAAGCTTGACTTGGATTTTTTGAGCTGTCTATAACTTCTTTGACAGCATCAGCTTTTCCTTGTTCATAAAAATGATTAGCAATAGTATCGACATTAGCAGCGGCGTACATTGCCTTGTGATAACCCGCTGGGTCTTTAACACTACCATCTTTGTTAAGGAACTTCCCTACGATGTTACTAATGTTTGACTGGGTTTCTGCAACTTTACTAGGATCCTTTACACCATACCTGAATTTCTTTTCTCCTAAATTGAAATCAAAACCTTTGAAATCTTGTGAGAATAGTTTTTTAGTTTGGTCTTTGAATAACTCATGTTGTTGCTCGGCTTTGCCTTGCTCTTCGTTATATCTATTGAAAAAGTCCACAGCTTTTTTTTGTTCTTGAGTTACGCCCGGTCTCAACTTGATCTCGTCGTAGTATTTACTCTTTGTTTCCTCCAAAAAGCTTTTGGCTTTTGCAACTTCTTCTTTAAATGCAAGTTTCTTCTTGCGTATATCTCTTTCTTCGTCTAGATCCTCATCATATGAAAAATCTTCAAGTAAGAGACTTAAGTCCTCATTATCTAAATAAGGCTTTGTTTTCTTATAATACTCTTCAAGTAATGTATTGTTGTCAATACTAGAATAATCAGCGTTTAAACGTACGTAATCATCAATAGTACCACCGGTTTCTTCCATGAATGAAACTAGCTTTTCTATATTTTCTGGTAAATTAACTCCAACGCTCTCCTCTATGATAGCTTGTTCTAATTGTTCTTCTAAAACCCCTGCTTCGTCTTGTACGTTTTCATCAGTAACCTCTTGTATGATGGGTGTATCTTCTTGAGCAACTTCTTGCTCTTGTTTAATTTCTTCTTCAACAACCGGTTCTTTGATTTCTACTTTAGTAACCTCTTGTTCTTCAGCTTTGTTTTCAACCGCTGCAGATAAATCTACTTTTATAGGTCCATCTTGTTTTTTGCCTAAATTCTTAGGCTTTGTTTTTTTACCTTTTAAGGAAAATTCTCCCTCTTGTTTTTCTTGTGACATAATATAATATAATTAAATAGTTAATGTTTGCTTTTATTAAAAGCTAAGCTTTTACAATCCAAAACCACTTAAGTCATCAAAAGCAGATGATTCAAAGTCTTTAGGTAGCTCATCATTTTGTCTTTGAGCTATCATTTTTGATTGTTGTGTAGCTTGTATTCTTGTTCTTTCGTCTTTACGATCTTCTATTTCAACTTCTCTACTTTTTTCAGCATCAGCTTTTATTTTTGCTAATTGAAATTGATAGTTAAACTCTTCAGCCATTAATTGCTTCTTTATTTGAGCTTCAGTTTGCATTCTCTGTATTTCAAATTGAGATTTAGCTTGTTCTACATTTACTTTCTCTTGAGTAAGAGCTTGTTGCTTCTGAACTTCTGCCATAGCAGCTTTCTCAGCAGACTGTGCATTCGCTTGCGCTTGTGCTTGTATATTAGCTTGTTGATCAGCCATTTTTTGTTGATGACGTTTCTTTTTCTTAAGCTTTAATAGTTGATTAGCCATTTTTAAGTTTCTAATCTGTCTTATATCTATTACGTCATCAAGATCTATACTCCCAGTTTGCAATGCTACTTGTAAGTTTTGCTCTAGTTTAGCTTTTTCTTCTTCATCAGGCTCTAATTCTAAATATATACCAAAATCGTGTAGATTTAAGTTTTCAATTTCACTAAGTGTTTGAAAGTTATAGTTAGATATACTTTGTTTTAGCGAGTTAGCCGTTAGCGGGTATGATAAAGAATCTGCTATTTTTAAAGAAATGTTTTCACATACTCTTAAAGTTAAAAACAACTGAGCTTGCATTAAATGTCTTGTGGCTGTATTAGATGCGTTAACCGCCATTTTTTGTAAACCTAGCAAAGAATCTTTATCTGGTGTAGAACCATCTCTTGCTTCGTTTAAACCAGTAACATCTCTTATCATCTGTAAATAGTACTGATAAGTACCTATTAAACTTTGTATTTTAGCTTGACCTGACGATGAAGCTAATTCTTGAATAGGAACTTTACCTGCATTCATACCTCCGTCTTGTGTAAGTGATCTACCTATAACACTACCAGTTTGAAAATACATATTAAGAGCTTCCGCTGGATTGTAACTTGTACCATTACCTAAATCAACTTCAGCTAAACCATCCATATCTAAGAACACACCATCTGGTACTATTCTAGACATAACTTGTTGTAGTTTTAAATGAGTTAACTGAATCATATCAGCAAAACCAGTTATTCTACTTACTATAGACTCTATTCTACCTTTGTAAATTCTAGGCGCACATATACAGTAATTCATTTCTACTTTTGTTGTATCAGCAAAAGGTCTAGACATATTCTCAGCAAGTTTCCACTCAAGCATATGATTGTTACCTAAAACCTTAGCTCCAGTGTATAAGACCTCTATACTTCTGCTTACTCTTTCAAAGTTGTCATTAGAAGGTGGATCAAAGCTATCTGTTTTTTCTATAGCTTTTTCTAATCCGTTATCTGTTGTTTTTATTTTAAACACCTGGTTCATATAAGTCTTGTATTCGAAATACATAACTTGAACAGTGTTTGAATCATAATTACCCCAACCTGTTATATACTGAGAATTACCTGGCATTTTTTGTATAGCCTCTAATTCGTCTTCAGATATATCTGGAAATTGTTTTTTTAATTCAGATATGGTTATAGACTTTACTTCCCCAACATAATATATGTCATCAAAGTTAGGATCTTCAGTATATGAGTAAACCATATAAGCTGGATCAACGTAATCAATAGTTACTCCGTTTGATGGGTTGAAACCTGTTTTTACCGCAGCAATACCTAGTACTGTTAAATCGTGATTTAACCTACGTCTAATTAAGTTATACTTATTTCTTGCTAAAGTATTATTTATTACTTCTTCTTCAGCTACCTCAACACCTTGCTTATAAGATAGTTGCATGTGTAATTCTAACTCTTCAAGAGTAGATGGTAACTCTTCTTGTTTTAAGTTTGATCTTGAAAAATCTTTTCCAGTATTTTCTTTTGCCTGTTGAATTAAATCTTGAGCAACCATATCTGCCGCTATTTCATTAGCGTGATCAGTTCTTTTCTTTTGACTTTCAGGGTCTTGCGCGTAAGCAATTATGTCGTATTCCTTATTAGACATACCATTAACAACAATATCTACAAACTTAGGTATAACTGGTACTGGTTTCCAATCTAAATTTAAATAAGATAAATCACCGTTTATAGATAACTCGTCTTTGTATTTAGCTATTGATTGCTCACCTCTAGAATATAATCTAAGTTGGTGGTAATTACTATAGCTTTGAGCATACCTATTACCGGAACGACCTTCTTGAAACCACTCTCCTTCAATAGCTCTAGCTACTTGAATACCATAATCTAAGCTTGCTTTAACTTCGTCGCTAACTACTTGGCTAGGAAAAGAGCTATTACCATTGGTGTATACTTTCATTTATCTTATAATTTTTGACGATGTTCCTTTATTGTTATATCTCTTTATACCTAAGTCTATTTTTTTACGTTCTCTTTTAGCTACAGGTGTATACCTGTTTTTATTACAAGCCATTATAGCTAATCCTGAACTTATAGATGCATCGTGTTTTGTTCTGTTGTTTATATTAAATTTAGCCCAGTCTTCTAGTGTTCTTTGAAAATACATACTTCCAAAACCGTTAGGTGTATTACCCACATTTTCCTCTATGTATGTTTCTATAGCTGCTGCATGAGCTTGTTTCATATCTTCACTAGAGTTAGGCACTCCACCTATTTCTCTTTCAGTTACAGATAATTTATTATATATTTTGTCTGGCCTGTTCATTGAAAAACCTCTATAACCTCTTCTTTTGAAATGATACAATAACCTAGGTTTGTTATTCTCTGCTAGTATTGGCATACCATAAAATACGCAAGCCATTAACACATCTTCAAAAAACATTTCAGCAGTTTGAGGTCTAGCTATATATTCTAAAAAAAACACATTAGGTGGTACGTTCTCCATAGAGAACTTTGTTAAGCCGTGTAAAGATCCGTTAGAACCTCTTTTGTCAACTGTACCTGATATGTCATAACTATCACAACCAAAAGCACCACAGTGTTCATTACCAGGGTATTTAATACCGTTTTTTAATACTATTTTATTTTGTAACTCAATTTGTGGAACCCAAGATATTCTAAATCTTCCATCTTTGTTTGGGTAAAATAAAACCCTAGTATCTTTTATACCATTTTCCCACATAAAACTACCTGTTGTAATGGTAGAAGTATTTTGTAAGTCAGCATTGTAATCTATTTGTTCGTATATTTTAGTCAGATTAAACAAAGACTCTTTAGCCTCATCTCTGAAAGCATGTTCTTCTGTGCGTGGAAACTGTCTATAATATTCATTTAACCCGTCTTGATCATCTTTCAATCCATCAACCTCGTTTTGCCAATGTTCTATTACTCCTTGGTTTATAGTATCACCTAAAGGATCTAAAACTTCCTCATTTGGCGTATCGAATACAGGTAATCCATAAGAATCAATGAATCCTTCGTAGTTCCACTCCATAGGAATAAACAAACTATATAGTCCCGAGCTAGTCTGACCGTTGCGGTTTCTTTTTGTTGCGTCGGAATCATAGTATAATTTTTTAAAATTCTCACCACCTTTATCTAAAGCGTTTGATGTTGATCCCATCATACACTTACCTATTACTCTAGAACCTAATCTCAAACAGGTTTTTGTAACTCTCCAGTTATTTAATATGTTTGTAGGTCTTTCCCATTTACCACTTTCATCGTGGACTAATAGTTTTAATTTTTCACCATCGTACGAGTTGTCCCCGGTGTTCTTCCAGTCGATCGTTGTGTCGAGACCGGTGATCTCTTGTAGTTTCTCGTTTGTATCAAGCTTCTTTCTCGTGAATTTTGACGCGGGTACTCTGTACGCGAGTTCTGTCTTCGGCCTGTCCATACCGTCCTGGATTGGTTTGAAGAAGAAAGGGTAATTAACTGAGATGGGTACGACCTTATCAGTAAACATCTTTTTGGCGTCTGGCCCGGATTTTGATAAAATGCCAAATCTTGAATCTGTGGATATTGTTGCCTGGTTAACAGTCTCGCCTGATGCCATGAAAGAGAAACCTGACCGTCGGTTTTTAAGATAACACATTCCGTAGCACCGTACATCTGCTTTACAAGCTTCCCAGAATATAAAGAATAATCTGTTTGATTGCCTAAAATCTGGCTGCCCAACATCAATCTTGGACCACTGCAAGTACATGTAATGAGTACCAGTAATGTAGCAAGGAGCATCTTTGTTATAAAACCAAAAACCTTCTTCACGCCTTTTAAATTCCTTATCAATATAGTCATACCATTTTTCTTTAAATTGTAAAGGATGCTCGTCCCAATCAAATACTGATTTTATCTTTGAAAGCTCTTTAGGGTATTCAGTATGTTTCCATCTATTTCCTTCGAACGTCATAACATCATCTTCTTTTGGTAAAGCAATTTTAATGTTTTGTATTTCGTATATGTCACCTATTTTACCAGTTTTACTGATAACGATTATATCAAACTCTTTATTATAGCCGTACTCCCACTTGTTATATCTATTTTTTTTATTTATAACTTTAGGCTTAATATAATCGGGTAGTATTTTATATAGTGATTGCTCGTACATTACTTAGATCTTCCTTCTGCAAAACCTCTGAAACTTTTTTCTTTCTTTTCTACAGGTTTTTCGTTAAGTATGTTTTCTTCGTCCTCAATACGTTTTAGAATCTCAAAAGCATCAAAAATAGCTAACTTTTTCGTAGCAGCAGCATTTTTAAGGCGGTCAGCAGATATATCATCATCAGAATCAACAATAGCTTCTTTAGCTACTTTTATTAATTCCTCAACTGCTTTTTGCCCAGCTAGGATTATATTCTTCTTCGTCTCCTTTATATTCATATTTAATTACAATATCATTTGATTTCATACAGTATAAACGTTCTCCGTCAATTATAAATTCAAACTCACCATATGGAGTATAACCTATTAGGTCACCAGGAACGATTTTAACAGCTTCTAAGGAACTATTACCATATTTTAGTATTCCTATAAGCTTTCTCTCTTTATCCAGCGTTAGATCGTTGTTATCTAACAATGGTTTTACGAAACATCTATCTTGAAAAGATTTCCAAGTATTACCATTATTATATAGGTATATTTGATCAGGTGAGCAAAAGTACAGATCGTCTACAAACTTAGATCTACTGTCTTTTCTTTTACCTCTAATATCAAAAAAGCTTCTAAAAACGTTATGATGTATAATAACTATATCACCTTCTTTAATTAACGTAGAATATGCTGATGGAGTAGAAACTACCACAGCTCTATTGCTAACAGCTTTAAAATCTTCAGTGTTACTATTAGTTATAAGGCTTTTGTCACCTATTTTAATTTCGTTGTCGTATCTTTTATTTGTTGGTCTTACAATAAAGTCAAATAAACTCTTCATTAGTATTCTAGATCATATTCAACAGATATAGCCATGTTAGAATTAAACTTCTTCCATGGCATTACTTCGTCTTTCTTTTTGATATAGATGCTGTAAGAGTTATCGTCTTCAGAGTACAATATAGCTGATATAGTGTGACCTCCATAAACTTGTTGACCTACAGCATAATGCATTGCATCATTTTTGTAATCAGAACCTATACTTATTTTTCTAACTACAGAGCTCATTAGTTGATTGATTTAACAACTGATAATTCAGTATCATCTTTTTCTTCAATAGAAGTATAACTACCATCTGTAATATCAATATTGATAGCCCCGTACTCATCTTCAAGCTCTTTTTTAGTAATATTTATTTCTTGTGAAATAGAAGCTTGAGCGTGTAAAGCTTCGTGCTTGCGTGCTTCTAAAGCACCTATATCCGTAAATATAGCTTGAAGTCTACTTTGTTGACTTTGAATTTTCTCTAATTGTTCTTTTTTGATTTTTGACATTTTGATTTGATTTAATTAGTTTTATTTTTACTTAATTTTATTATCACTTGATTTTTTATTTTTTTCCCAAGTACGACCAACAAAGTAAGCTCCGTATACTGTTATAAGTAAAGACTGAAATATTGGCGTATAAGATTCATCTACTTTAAAGCTACCTATATTACCATCTGCAAAAGATAAAACACTAAATATAAATGTTAAATATATTAAAACCATAGGTCTTATATTCTTAGACAACCAGCTATCACTTTGCATATCAGCTTTCCAACGGTCAGTAACTTGAGCCTGAGCTTCACTATCAGCTTTTTCTAATATTTCTTGTATTAATCTTTGAGCCTCTAGTTTCTCTTCTTTAGTTGTAGTAAGTTTATCAATAACGTTACCAACCTCTTTTATTACTCCTCCGGTAAGCCATTGAAATAATTTTTTCATTTAATTGACTCGTTTATAGCTTGAGCGAGAGTTCTTTTATCTTTTTTAACTTTTTTTCCAGCAGAATAAGAAACTGAACCACCGCTTTTATCTGTTAAAGTGTATTCGTTATATTTACCTTTTTTAGGTGTAACTTTATACTTACCTTCAAACCTTTTTTGGATTTCCTGTAATCCAGGTACCTCACCTACTTTAGCTTTTGCTGTTTCTGATGGCTTACTAGGTCCATCATGTTCTTCGTTATGAAGATGTAAAGGTCCAGTTTTGTAGAATGGTGGCTTTGTAGAGTTTTTTAATTTTGCCATTTTTTTAATTTGTTTATTTATGAATTTTTATAAGCCTCGGCCTCCCAAGGTAAGTTTTTAGCTCCTTCTTTCATTTGAGCTCTTGAATATTTTTTACCTTTCCAGTATACATTATCATCGTCGTAATCTAAATCACCACGTTTTATTTGATCAATATGAATCATCTCGTGGTCAATTACTTTCTTACATTGACTCGGGTTTAAATACTTGTTTATAAGTATTGTGCCATTATTGTTAGCCATACCTAAAACACCTTCCTCCATATCAACTTGATATATAGGAGTATTGTCTACTTCATACGGTGGTTTAAGTTTAAATGCCATATTAGTACTTACAGCTTTTCTTTTTAGCAGGAGTGTCTGGTTTTGCTTTTTGAAAACCTGATTGACAATGTTTAGACATAAAAGATCCCTGCATCTTAGCTGGTGAATCTCCGTAAGCCATTTTAGCTGCAGAATCAGTATCGTGTCTAGCGTTTTCTAAATAATGTAATCTAGCACTAGCGCTTAAATTCTTATTATAAGCTTCTTTTTGATCGTATTTTTTACCTTTATCCATAGTGTTTGTTTTTACCATTTAACTTTATCAGCCCACCAAGCAGCAGACATTTTACCTTTCTTTATGTTTTTAGCATGTCTAGCTTTGAAACTAGCACGTCTAGCTTTTTGCTTAGCTGACTCACCTTTTTTAGGTTTACCAGCAGTGCTAACTCCTTGTTGTCCAAATCTAATTATTTTTTCTTTACCTCCTGAACAAGCTTTTACCACGTGAGACTTAGTAGGGTGACTTGGAGTCTTTTTAGGCTTGTTACAAGCCATTTTAGATTTTTCTAACTTTGCCATTTTATTTCTTATTTAAGTTATACCATTTTTGAATAGTATAACCAATAGACACTGCTAATAGAGTTAGTTTGAGTATTACGTCTACATTAGACATAGACACCATTAAAGCACTAGCGTTTATCATATATAGTTTTATATCTCCTAGCGATCCCATTTTATCCTTTAGCTCTTTGAGTGATTGGTCCTTTTAACGAATCACAACCGCAATCAGCTAATTTTAACTTCATACCTTTAGCGCCGCTACTAGATCCTTTACCATGTGGTCTACCTACTTGACTTAATGGTCCATCCCATATAGTGTTTTCACCAACAACGCCTCCCGCGTTAACATTAGCTTTTATTACTTTTTCTGCCATAATTATTTATTTTTTATAATTTCTTTTGCTTTATCGTAATCACCTTCAGATTGATCCATAGCTGAGCCAAATGCATTTCCTTGAAGAGCTGATGGATCTTTAATATATTGTGTAGCTTGAATATCTCCAGCTTGATTTTGTAATGATCTTTGTCTTTGACCAACATCTCCAAACATTGTGTTTCCAGCATTAGTTACAGACTCATTAAAAAGCGGATTAGCATTACCTCTTTCGTTACCTGGTATAGGAGTTTCATATGTCATTTGCACTGGTGTTATTTCAAACTTTTGTCCTCCAAAAGGATTTGAGCTACCAGCCGGTCCTCCAGTTCCAGGAGCTAAAGGATTACTTACACCCATAGCTGCTCCTTCGTTTACAGCTGCTTGAGCTGCTTGAGCTGCTTGACTTACTTGTGGAGCAGCACCAACAATTCCTGTGCTTGGCGCAGCGCCTATTCCTTGAACCTCTTGAGCCGCTTTAGCCGCTTCAAAAAGACTACCCGGTCCTCCTGCAATAAAACTATTACTCATTTGTTGTTGATTTAGTCCAGCAGCTTGCATACCAGCACTCATCACTGATTGCCCGCTTCCTGTTCTACTAATAGCGCCTAGAGCCGCCATTCCAGCTGACAGAAACTTGTTTGGTGATTTTTTTTTATTATACATAGTTATCTTTGTTTATCGTTATTAACGTTATATATGGCTGTAGTTAAAACTTTATCCGTGTAACTATTACCTTTCATTATTTTATTTCTTCTAGAACTAGTTGGTATGTCATCTTCACCTAGCATTATTCTATATATTCTATTTATGAGTTGCTTACATTGAAAAGAAACTTGATATATATTATATAACTGTGTGGTTCTATTTCTAGGTCTCCATACCTTTATCCAACCAGCTTTTAAAAGCTTATTCCAACGTCGATTATCCCAACTATATGAATAAGAACCTGTTTTAAAATCTTGTTTAGAGAAATGCTCCATACAGTCAAGATATATTAGAAGCTCTAAATCAGCATCATTAAGATTGTTGTTTTTACAGGCCCATTTACGTATTATACGATAATGTTTTAACAAGTTCATGTCTTTAACATCTCTTGCTTCTAGTCTTTTCATAAAACAACAACTATATCTTCTAGTTTGATAACGTGATAAAAATCCTTATCTATTTCTATTTTGTGACCGGCGTGTCTATCAAAGAAAATAATATCATTTTCACTTACACCAACTACATCACTTCCAATAGAAACTATACTAGCTTCTATATATCTAACATCTTCTCTATGAGACTCTGCAAGAAGTAAACCACCTTTTGTTTTAGTAGTACCTTCTTTTATTTTCTTTATAATTAAATTTCTACCTATTGCTTTCATCTCCAACTCTTAAGTTATTAATTACACAATCTGTAGATAATATAGTAGTTGCTACTGAAGCCGCATTTCTTAAAGCACTTTTAGTAACCAGTAATGGATCTATAATACCAGCTCGTACCATATTTACGTCTTTACCTGTAACCACGTTTAACCCTCTATTTTTCTTTTCAGGATAAACCAATTCTAAACCAGCGTTAGAAAGAATAGTTTCGTAAGGAGCTTTTATAGCTTCTAGTAAAACCTCTTCACCTTTGTTTTTAGCTTTTACGTATGTAGACGCGTTGAGCAGTGCAATACCTCCTCCTGGAATTATACCTTCTTTAATTGCGGCTTTTGTAGCGCAGATCGCGTCTTCGACTCTATCTGTCTTTTCTTTAAGTTCGATGTCTGAATTCGCTCCAACCTTAACAATTGCAACCTTAGCAGATAAACGTGCAAGTCTAGTTTCAAGTCGTATAACGTTTGCAGGAGATTTTTCGGTTTCAAGCTGTTCTTTAATTTTGACAATAAGCTCATTTACTTCTTCAGGTGTTTCTTTTATTTGTATTATAGTGTCTTGCTCTCCAGTTACACTTCTTACGCATTCACCTAATTTATCAACTGATATTAAATCTAAATCATCTCCAAGGTCTTCATTTATAATAGTAGCTCCAGTAAGCATTGATAAATCAATTAAAGTATCTTTTTTGTTAATACCAAAAGTAGGTGCGTTAATAACGTTTACTTTAATATTACCTTTTACCTTATTCATTGCTAAAGCCGACAAAACTGGTTGGTCTATATCAGCAACTATTAATAATGATTTGTTGTTTTTGATAACATACTCTAACACTGATTGTATTTGCCTAATGCTATCGATTGGTGAATCTACTAGTAGTACTAGTGGATTTTCAAGTACAGCTTCTTTTGTTGATTTATTAGTTACGAAATTAGAGTTTGTTATTCCTTTATCGTATTGTACACCATCAACAACATCTACGTATGTTTCAGAATCACTAGTTTTCTCCATCATAACAACTCCAGTCTCTCCAACTGCTCTAAAAGCATCTCCTATGACTTTACCTAAAATAGGATCGTTGTTTGTTGAAATCGTGGCTACAGAGTCAATCATATCTCCTTTCACCTGTATAGAATTTCTTTCTAGGTATTTTACAACCCTTACAACAGCGTTATTTATACCGTTTTTTAAATCTCTATCGTTGTAATCTTTATCTAACTTATAAGCATGTTTAAGTATAGAGTGCGATAAAACAGTGGCAGTTGTTGTACCATCACCAGCTTCTTTTACTGTTTTTCTAGCAGCTTCTTTTAAAAGCGTAGCTCCCATATTTTCTACAGGATCTAATAACACTATTGAATCAGCTACTGTTACACCGTCTTTGGTTATAACTGGTTTACCACTACCATCTTCTAGTATTACACACTTACCACTAGCTCCTAATGTAGAGCTTACAGCTTTTGTTAGTTTTTCTATTCCTTTAAACACATTATTTTTTGCCTCGTCGCCAAAGCTAAGGTTTTTTACAATCGCGTTACTCATTTTTATTTAATTAGATTTAATTTTATTATTATAGTTGTATTATTACATGTTTAACCAGTAAATTAACATAGGAAATACAATAGGTATCGCAGAGGCTATAAAATCCCACCACTCAGGTTTACCTAAACCCATTATCCAATCGTAAGCTATTTCTTTAAGCCCAACTAAAATAATACCTAAGATACCACCTATCATTATTACAAAGTTTAATCCTGCTAGCAAATCTATAATATATCCAAAAATCATTAATGGATAACCTACAAACATGCCTAGCAGTACGTGGTCTTTTTTATCTTTAGCTATATTGTTTATTATTTGTTTTATCACTGTTTTAAACTTTCTACTTCTGCACTTAAAGTGTCTATTTTGTTATTTAATTTTTTGACTATTTTGTCTGACATGATTTAATTAGATTTAATTCTTAATACTATGATAGTATCATTACTCGTTTTTTTTGTTTTTTACTTTTTATGTATATTAAACAATTGTCTTACGTAGCATAATCCAACCATCTGAAGTAGCATAAAACTCAGCTGATTCATAAGCCTTATCTAGATATATTACACTGTTAGGTGCTGTAGTGTCATTTATAGTATCTCCAAACGCAGGCTTTATACCTAGTATATTAGTACCTCCAACATTTCCAAACGATGCTGATGTAACTACTGTTATAAGTTTATTTAAGTTATTAGAGGATTGAGGAAGTGTTATTGTTGCTGGGTTATTAGAACCAACAACTGTCCAACTAGCTATTACTATTCCTTTAGTAGATGCACCTAAGTTTAAATTAGATCCACTTTGAAAAGTATATGAAGTGTTTTTCATTTCTGGTGGAACTTCTGGCAACATATCAACAAGATTACCTTTGTTAATTTTACCTGATCCATCTAAGTTTAATACTGGAAATGTGTAGGTGTTTGATAGAAAGTCATTACTTGTGTACTGATCTAATACTATCTGTCCGTCGTCTTTTACTACAAACGCATTTTCTCTAGTAATAGCAGTAGGATCTGTGTACTCTCCAACACCTACAATAAACTTCGCATCATTTCTACTAACGTTAGCTACTCCAACAACTGTTTGGTTTATACCACCCCCTCTTAATCCTATACCTCCTAAAAGAATAGAGTTTGTAGAGCCAGCGGTCATTTCGTTGTCTTCACCACCTATAATACCTGAATCACTAGAATTAACATCTATGTTGTTTTTCTGCCCACCTACTATAGTACTGTTTATTCCATTTGCAGTATTCCGTAAACCTCCAAACACCGAACTAGCTGTACCAGCCGCAGTACTTATACCTGTTCCAATTCCACCCATAACAATACTTCCGTCTCCAGAGGCAACATTACCTTTACCTGAAGCAAAAGAGAGACCTCCGCTAGCGGTAGTATTATCACCGCACGCGAATGAATTACTTCCTGACGCTACAGTAACAGAGCCAAGAGCAGTACTTGATATTCCGGAAGCTAAATTCCCAACACCAGCGGTGAAAGAATTATTATTTGTTGCTTTTGTGTTATTTCCAAGAGCAACAGAATTACCTCCATCTGCTTCACATCCGAAACCTATAGCAATATCTCCACTAATATTTCCAGAGTTTTCTCCAGCTTTTGCATTAGAACCAAACGCAAACGAATTACTTCCATATGCAATACCACCTGGAGCACCAACATCATTACCACCACCAGCGAAAGAATTGGTTCCGGAAGCTATTGACCCATATCCTATAGCCATGGAATTCTCTCCACTAGCTGTTGTTAGATAACCCATTGCTACAGAGTTCATTCCACTTGCATTGGAAGAAATTCCACTTGCTGTTGAATAATTTCCACTTGCTGTTGTTTCATATCCCATTGCTGTAGAAGATTCTCCACTTGCTGTTGTGTTACTACCTGCTGCTAAGGATGTTGAACCTGTAGCTTGAGAAGTTGAACCTACCTCGAGCGAGTCCGCTACTCTAACACTTCCATTTACATGTAACTCTCTTTGAGGAGCAGCAACTCCAATACCTACGTCTCCAGCTAAATAAGAAGGTAGAGTACTTTCTATATTTAATGCTCTTGCTGTACCGCTGATATTTATAGGTGATTCATTTTTAACATTAATATAGTTAAAATCTCCTGTTATAGTAGTACCCGCGCTCTGGTCAAAATCAAAATCACAAACATTTATATTTCCCACTGTACCTTGAGCTAACTGCACTTCAGAATGAGTACCTGAAACATTAGCAACTGTGGCACTTGGATTGTCAATTTTAGACCAATTTAAACCACCTATAGAATAAGTATAATTTCCTGTTCCTTCAACAATAGACCAGTTTGAAGCTCCGTAAAGAGCTGCTATGTCTCCAGAACCTGTTGCTTTAGCTGTGGATCTTGAAGCTGTATTAACAAGGCTACTAAAGCTAGAAGAATTAACAAGCTCACTCACTGTTGCTCGGCATCTTGCTTCGGGAGCATCCGCTGTATGTGCTAGATTTATAGTATTAAAAACCGCGTCAGCCGGCGATGCGCTTGTAACACCGCTTAAAGAAGTCCTCGTGTCAACTACATCCAGTTTTCTAGTAGGTGTGCTTGTTCCAATACCAACATCGCCATCAGCGTTCATTCTGAATCTTAACGCGCCGTTCCCATATATATCTAAAAAAGAAGTGTTTGAATTCGTAATATAAACCCCATCACCTAAGCCTTCTGTATCTCCAATAGAAAATACCCCTGAAGCAGGATTTACACTTAAAACAGTGTCTCCAGCGTTGTCTACTGTAAAGTTTCCATTTACTTGTGCACTACCGTTTTCTATAGTTAATATTTCAGTAGAAGTTTCATCATATAGTCCAAGAGATAAAGCGTTGTTATCCCAGTCGCCTACAAGAAATTTATCATTTCCTATTGAAAGAAATGCGTTTCCATCTAAAGAAATACCATCTCCTCCAGATACATCAAGCTCTCCAACAATAAAAACTTTGTCTCCACCAGCGTTTTGATTAATAATAGAATCACCTATAGCTTTAGTTCCTGTAAATACTGGTATAGTACCTACTGTACCGTTTATATTATCAGGTAGTTCTATCAAGTCAACTATCGACTGTAACGTGAAGTTTTTTGTTTGCTTACCAGTTATATCAGTACCTATCACTAGATCACCATCTTCAACAGCTGATGCTACTGGATATGAATATATTATTGCCATGTTTTATTTTTTTGATTGTTTCTTTTCCGCTTTTGTGCCATCTTTTTTGTGCTTTGCCTGCGTTCCGCCTCTATTATGCGATGACGATGTGAATCTTCCTGTGTTATGATCGTAATCTTTACCTACCAACCAATTTGCACCGTGTTTCTTAATAGCTTCTCTACGCTTTTTCTGACTATCAGCTCTTTTAGCCTTCCTGTCTGGTGAATTAGCTGCTGCTAAGTCTCTTTTCTTTTTAGCTGCTGAAGCTTTTGGTGATAATTTCTGTGGCATATGATTGTTATTAGTGTATACACTATATACTTACATGAAAAGGTGGGTTTTTACTTGCATGTACACTGTAACTTGGCAAATATCAAAAGTGTGACAATAGCCCCTTACTATATATTCTTAACAGGCTTATGTCACAGTATTTAAAAACACGTTACGTATAGAGGGGTATAGCGTTGCCCCCTAACTCCCTGGTTTTCAGCGTTTTACCTTTTACGTTTTACGTTTACGGGCCCCCCTTTTTTTCTGAGTTTTTCGCATATATATACCTGATTTCCAGGCATTTACGTTTTACGTTTTATGTTTTTTCTACTGATTTTTCTATACTATTTTTTTTTTTTTTTTATTAAAATATTATGTTG